TTTATAACAGCTGAAGTAGCAGAGTGTTTATCTTTACGTATAGCTGATATAGTAGAGTATTCACCAACTAAAGATGCTTTTATAAGAGCGTTAGGTTCTCATAACGTAGCAACATTAGATGAAATGAAAAACTTGCATTTATATGACTTTGGTATATTTATAGAATTAATGCCAGATGAAGAAGACAAAGCTAGATTAGAAAATAATATACAAGCAGCGTTAAACCAAGGTAGTATTGATTTAGATGATGCTATAGATTTACGTAATGTTAGAAATGTAAAATTAGCTAATCAACTTTTAAAAATGAAAAGAAAAGCTAAAGCTGCAAGAGACGCGAAAGCACAACAATCTAATATGGCAGCACAAGCTGAGGCTAACGCTCAACAGCAGCAAGCCGCAGCACAAGCAGAGATAACTAAAGCAAACGCTAAAACTGATGCAGAGGCTAAACTAGAAGAAACAAAAAATCAATTACAAATTAACTATTTGCAAAAAGAAGTTGAGTCTAAAAAACAGTTAATGCAATTTGAATTTGATTTAAATGCTAAATTAGAACAAATGCGAAGTGGATCAAATGATATTAAAGAAAATAAAAAAGAAGATAGAAAAGATGCAAGAGTTGATAGACAAGCTAAGCATCAAATGAATATGATAGAGCAAAGAAAACAGGGTGATTCCGTTAATAAATTTGAATCATCAGGTAATGATATACTTAGTGGAGGAGCAAATATGGAAAAGTTTGACCTCTAATTTTTAATATTTTATAAAATTTTATTATGACAGAAGAAATTAAAGAAGAGTTCACCGAAGAGGTAACTCAAAACGAAAACGAACAACCTATTGAGGAAGTTATAGAAGAAGCTATAGACGAATCTAAATTTGATAGTGCTGGAGATCCAGATGTTGTTAAAGTAAATTTAGACATGCCTCCACCTGAGCAAAAAAAAGAAGAGGTTGTTGAAGAACAAAAAGAAAACGTAGAAAAAGAAACCGTAGAAGAGGTAATTGTAGAAGAGGCAACTCAACAGCCAGTAATGGAAGAAGTTACTGAAGAAGAAAAAGTAGAAGAAGTAGCAGAAGCTGTAGAAGAAGCTGTTGAAGAAGCAGTTGCTACTGGAAAGCCTTTACCAGAAAATATACAAAAGCTTGTAGATTTTATGGACGAAACTGGTGGTGATATAAATGACTACGTACAATTAAATAGAGATGTTTCTAAAATGGACGACTCTGATGTGTTAGATGAGTACTATAGATCAACAAAGCCTCATTTAACAGCTGAAGAAAGAAACTTCTTAATGGAAGATACATTTAGTTATGATGAAGAAATAGATGATGAAAAAACTAAACGTAAAAAGAAAATAGCCCTCAAAGAGCAAGTTGCCGAGGCTAGAGCCCACTTAGACAGGCAAAAGTCTAAATATTACGAAGAAATTAAAGCTGGAAGTAGATTAACAGAAGATCAACAAAAGGCTATTAATTTCTATAATGAATCTGAAAAACAGAAAGAGCAAAGTAAAAAAAGCAAGAGAACTTTTTTAAATAAAACAGATAGTTTCTTTGGACAGGATTTCAAAGGTTTTGAATATAATGTTGGAGATAAAAAATATCGTTTTAATGTTAAAGATGTAAATAAAGTAAAAGAAGCTCAAAGTGACATTAATAATTTTATTAGTAAGTTTAGTAATAAAGAAAAAACAGAACTTAATGACGCTGCTGGTTATCACAAGTCTTTATTTACAGCTATGAATCCTGACGCTATTGCTAAGCATTTTTATGAGCAAGGCAAGGCTGATGCTATAAAAGATCAAATTGCTAAAAATAAAAATATTGATTTAAATCCTAGAAAAACGCACGGCGAAACTAATGTTGGGGGTGTAAAGTATAGAGTATTAGGTCAATCTTCTTCTGATATTAAAAACAGATCATTTAAAATTAGAAAGAAAAATTAACTTTAAAAATTATAAATTATGGCAATTACACCAGGAGGTAGTTTAAACAGCGTTCCTGCTCCTAATAAGCAAACGCTAAACACAAACTACTTAGATTTTACGGGCACCAACGACACAACGTGGGCTCAACAATACCTGCCTGACTTAATGGAAAAAGAAGCTGAAGTTTTCGGACCGAGAACTATATCAGGCTTCTTAGCTCAAGTTGGTGCGGAAGAGGCTATGACATCTGATCAAGTTGTATGGTCTGAACAAGGTAGATTACATTTATCATACACAGGACAAGTAACAGCAGCAACTGCTGGTGTTCCAACAAATGCTTCTGAGATCACTATTAATAAAGAGATCGACGGCGCGGCTGTTACATCTTCAGGCTCTGTAGTTGATCACGCTATTAGAATTCACGATACTGTTATCGTTGCTAACTCTAACGGTGTTTTCAAATGTATGGTAACAGAAGTATTAGGTAACGTTATATCTGTAGCTTGCTACACTCAAGATTCGTTAGCTGCTACTTCAGGTGCTAATGACACTACTATATTAGTTTATGGTTCTGAATATGCAAAAGGTAAATCATATACAAACGCTGCTGGTACAGCTGTATCTGATACTCATACTGCTAATGAACCTAAATTCAAATCTTTCTCTAACAAACCAATCATTATAAAAGATTACTACGAAGTATCTGGATCAGACGCTTCAAGAATTGGTTGGGTTGAAGTTTCATCTGAAATGGGACAATCAGGTTATTTATGGTACTTAAAAGCTGAAGCTGACACAAGAGCTAGATTTAATGATTATTTAGAAATGGCTATGATTGAAGGTGAGATTTCTGCTGCTGATGGTTCTAATACGTTAGTTGAAGGAGCATTTGGTATGTATGGAGAAACTGGAAATCAAGTTGGTACTCAAGGTTTATTCGCTGCTGTAGAAGAAAGAGGTAATTTAACATCAGGTGTAACAGGTGTTAATGCTGCTACTGATTTAGCAGAGTTTGACGCTATATTAGCAGAGTTTGATAAACAAGGTGCTATTGAAGAATACATGATGTTTGTTAACAGATCAACTAGCTTAGCTATTGATGATATGTTAGCTTCAATGAATTCTTACGGAGCTGGCGGTACTTCTTACGGAGTATTTGACAACGACGAAGATATGGCATTAAATTTAGGTTTCTCAGGATTTAGAAGAGGTTCTTATGACTTCTACAAGTCTGACTTTAGATACTTAAATGATAAAGCTACAAGAGGTGGAATTAATGATGCTGCTGGCGCTAACGCAATTAGAGGTATCATGATACCAGCTGGTGTTTCTACTGTTTATGACCAACAAATGGGTAAAAACATGAAGAGACCATTTTTGCATGTAAGATACAGAGCTTCTGCAACAGATGACCGAAGAATGAAAACTTGGACAACTGGTTCAGTAGGAGCTGCTACATCTTCATTAGATGCAATGCAGTTACACTTTTTATCAGAAAGATGTTTAATCACACAAGGTGCAAACAACTTTATGTTAATGAAGTAAGACTATTTATTTATAAGGGCGGTCTAGTATCGCCCTTATATTTTTATTAATTATATTATATATTATATTATGGCAAAGAAAAAAGTAACTAAGGTTGAAAAACCTATAGTTGAAGAAACAGTGGTTGTTGAACAACCTAAGGTTGAAGCTCCTGAAGTAAAAGCTAAACCAAAAAATACTTGGGAAATAAAAGATAGATTTTATTATTTAAAAGGAAATAAAAAGCCAGTATCACGATCTATAAGATCAGCTAATTTATTTTGGTTTGACGAAGAAAAAGGTTATGAAAGAGAAATAAAATACTGTCAAAATCAAAGAACATGTTTTGTTGATGAAATGAAAGGTGAGCAAAGGCTAGAGCACATTATTTTTAGAGACGGTGTTTTATTTGTTCCAAAAGAAAAAACAACATTACAAAAATTTTTATCTTTATACCACCCTCATAAAAACACTTTATATTATGAGCATAAACCTATTGAAGTAGCTGAGTCACAAATTGATAGACTAGAAACAGAAGCTGACGCAATACTCATGGCTAGACAAATGGATATTGATTTAGCAGAAGCTATTATGAGAGTTGAAAAAGGATCTGAAGTAAATAAACTAAGCTCTAAAGAATTAAAAAGAGATTTATTATTATTTGCTAGAAATAATCCTATTTTATTTTTAGAATTAGCTAGTGATGAAAACGTAGTTCTTAGAAACTTTGGTATTAGAGCTGTTGAAGAAGGAATAATAAAATTATCTAACGATCAACGATACTTTATGTGGGGATCGACAAATAGAAAAATTATGACAGTTCCTTTTGACGAACATCCATATACAGCTTTAGCTCATTGGTTTAAAACTGATGAAGGTATGGAGATATATACAAATATAGAAAAAAGATTTAATTAATAATCTTTTAACTTAATATTAATAGCCACTCATTACGGGTGGCTATTTTTATTTAAATGCTAACCTTTCACTTTATTATGTAACTATATAATAGTAAAATATATAGTAATGGCAGTAAATATAAACAGCGTATATCAAAAGGTTTTAGCTCTATCAAATAAAGAGCAAAGAGGTTATATAACACCACAAGAGTTTAATCTATTAGCAGATATGGCTCAAAATGACATATATGAAAATTATTTTCATCAAGCTAGAAACTCTAACGCTAAAATAAAAGATGATGATACTCACACAGATACATTAGAAATGATAGAAGATAAACTAGCTCCTTTTGTAAAATATGTTGGTGGTGGTTGTAATTCACAAGGTATTTATACGTTGCCAACTGATATTTATAAAATAATAATAGCTAAACTAGGTTTGTTTGTAGCAGAAGAAGTTAATCAAAGAGAAAGATCATATATATTAGCGCTTGGTAATAATCTAAATAGTAAATTAAAACCAATGATGTCAAGGCCAATTTACACTAGAACTAGCGCTACAGAAATAACATTTTCAGCAGGTGGCATTGAACCAAATGAAGCCGTTATTTTACATTATTATAAAAAGCCTACTACTCCAAGTTTTGCTTACGTTGTGGTTAGTGACAAAGCTTTATATGATCCTAGTAATAGTGTTCACTTTGAGTTAGTAAGTTCAGAAGAAGAACATTTAGTATCAAGAATATTATTATTAGCAGGTGGAGCAATAAAACAACCTGACTTATCTCAAGGGGCGGCGTCGCTTTTACAACAAAGAAATCAAGAACAAAATAGTTAATTATGGGATTACTAGGAACAACAACTCAAAATTCTTATTATTCTGGAAGTGATTTTGGTACATATCAATTCATGTCTTTAGATAATATTATAAATAACTTTATGTATATTTACGTAGGAGAAAATAAAATAATATCTAAAGTAAATAGAACAGACGTGCAATTTCACGCGATGAGAGCGTTGCAAGAATTATCATATGATGTATTAAAATCTTTTAAATCGCAAGAAATAGAAGTACCTAATACTCTGGTTATGGTATTACCACAAGATTATGTTAATTATAGAAAAATAGCAAGAGTTGGTACTGATGGATTAGAAAGAGTTTTATACCCAACTAGGCACACGTCAAATCCATTTGCTATAACTCAAAACGCAGATGGTGTATATCAGTTTACAGGCAACAACTTAACAGAACAAACTCCTAGTAATACTTTATCTAGTTTTCAAGATGTAACTCCAGTCAATTATCAACTATATGATATTAATTATTCATCTGATATAGAAATATCTACAGAGGGTAGAAGATATGGATTAGAACCTGAACATGCTCAGATTAATGGATCTTTTTATATAGATAATTTAAGAGGTAAAATACATTTTGGCGCAGCATTATCTGGAGAAACAATAGTATTACATTATGTAAGTGATGGCTTAGGAACTGACGCTGAAATGGTAGTTCATAAGTTTTGTGAAGAAGCTTGTTATAAACATATAATGTATGGTATACTTTCAGGTAGATCTAATATACCTGAGTATATTGTACAAAGATTTAAAAAAGAAAAATT